TGAGCATCAGCCGGATCAGCCCCTCCACACAGTCGTCGATGTACATGAAGGATCGGCGCTGCAGGCCATCGCCCCACATCATGATCTCTCGCTCACCGCCGAGCTTGGCCTGGGCTACCTTGCGGCACAGGGCTGCCGGCGCCTTCTCCCGGCCTCCCTGCCAGGAACCCTCTGGGCCGTAGACATTGTGCAGCCGAGCCACCCTGGTCTGCAACCAGTCAGCCTGGTTGTAGTACCGGCACAAGTGTTCGCCGTGCAATTTCTCCCAGCCGTAAGAATTACCTGTCCAAACGTGCCTCCCGTTGCGCCTGATGTAAAACACATGGTTAGGAACTGTCAAATCATATACCAGCCCGGTATACTCTACATGGTTGATGTTATCGTCAGTAACTTTATTTATGTAGTTCTTCATCGCTATGGAAATGCGATAGTATTCATTGATATTGCCACTAGGAGCCTTGGTTCCTACAGAGCAGGCATAACCAAGTTTCATACAAATCTCAATGAATTGGTCTCGTAAGACAGGAGAGGAAGTATAGTATTTCCGACCTCGTGCCCCCCCGTCACCGAGCATCATAGCCTTATACAAAATCCTCAATCTCTCGGGTGGAAACTCTAGAACCCAATCAGGAAGCCTCTTGTTTTTAGCACCATGCCCAAACTCCTTAAAGTGAAACCACAGAGCTTTGGAGTGTATGACAATCCTCCCCTCAGATAAAACTGAAGCCCTAATGCTCATTCGGTCACACAAAGATTTAATTGCCGTCAAATTGTCCTGGTCGCACTGTCTTATCTGAACCTCGTAATCCTTGCCACGATAAAACCCACAATGACCCTCCGTAATGAACCACCCCAGAAGCTCCAAGTAATCATCTAACTTAAATGTATATCCGTTCTTCCTTCTTTCTCCTCTATATGCCTTATCTTTACACACCTCAAAAGGCACAGATGAAATTACAACCATCTTGTTATATTCCTGCTTGCCCCGCCACATGCAATTGCGTTTGAAAAACCCTTTAATCAATCTGCTGCTATTGGCAATGAGTTTCTGTGCTTCTATCCGTACTGGTTCAGAGTTCCTATCACGTGCCGCAAAGACCTTATGGGCTGGCGTAACCAAGCAATCATAGCTTCGAGCCTTAAAGTGTATTAACTTGCCAGTATATTCTATGACTTGCTTATCACTTGGCTTGTGAAATTCCAGATAACCTTCTGGGGAGAGGGTGGCTACTTCATCATCTAATGTAATATCTGGAATAAACTTAAAGCCATCTTTGGTCATAACTTCTGTATCAGGAGTTAAGCAACCCTCCGGCAGAGCCGGGTAAGCGTCCTCCTCTTTTAAGTGGACAACCTCATCGGCGTCCTCCTGGAGAAAAACAGGATAAACGCAGGCCGACGATGCGAAGAGCAACCTCTCCACTCCATTCATCTGGGAGGCGCTGATCGTGTTGTAGGTAATGGCTGTGTTGTGGGCGACGATCTCGGCATGGGCCTCGGAGATGTAGCCAATGCCACCCATATCTGCAGCCAGGGCAAAGACCCAATCGATGTCCCTTAAAGCCAGCAAGGCCAGGTTGGACTGCCGCAAGTCAAACGTCAGGAACTGGTCGCAGGCTTGCCGGCCGCCCCACGAATCCACGATGTCCACCCCTCGCACCCAAGCGCCCATCTCCTTGAGCCTCCGGGCAAGGTGGTGGCCGATGAAGCCACCGGCCCCGGTGACACAGATTCGTCTCTTACGCACGCCCTCAATGAACATCGCTTTCCCCTCTATTTATATAGGCCACGACGTGCTGTCGCTGCCAACCTATCACACCCGTCTTGACGATCCGGCGCGGCGTCTCCAAGCCGAACTGGACGTATAGGCGAACCTTGTACCCGGGCGTGTCGTCCAACCCGTCAGGCCGATCCTCTAAAACCATCAGGGACGGATCGTACTCGATGATTTCAAAAGCGGCCCGGATCATAAACAGGCCATCGGCAAGGAGCCTCTCTACCTCCGCGCCGAAGGTTGGCTGCCCCACTGTACCGCCCTCGTCGGCGATCCACTCGCCTGACCGGTCAAGAACCGGGTAAGCCATACCTTCTGGAACGATGGGCAGTTCAGCCCATCGCGACAGCATTCCCCCGAGCATTTCCCCGGCCAAGTTATGCATGATGCACCCCCACTTGGATCAATTTCACGCCCTCGGGCACCTTCCCCAGGATGCGCCAGCAATCGACGACCACCTGGCCCGGCCTGAACGATAGTCCCTGGAATTCCTCATAGGGCAAGGCAATCACCACCACGTCGGCGAAGTCGACACATTCCTGGGCCGTCATTTCCCCCCCGAAGCAAGGGTCGTAAACAGAGACAACACAATCCACGGCCCCGAGCATGTGGGCCAGCCTTGCCCCGGCTGACTCATCGAGGACGTGCGTCCCCTTCTTGTAGGCCATGCCAAGGACAGCAGCCTTGCCCCCTGGGGGCAAGGCCTCGACAGCCATGTCGAAGATGCGCACCAGGGCCAGCTTGTTGATCGTGTTGATCGCTGCGGGCAGCGACCCCGACACATCGAGGCCAGCCGCATGGGCCTCCATAGCCACCAGATCACGAGGGAAACAGGGCCCCCCGAACGGGGTCGCCCCAGTGAAGAAGAAGGGACTGATCCTCCGATCCAGGCCCAAAGCATACGTGACATCGCCCACGTCCCCGCCCGGCATTTTCTCGCACAGCTCGGCCAGGAAGTTGGCGTAGCTGATCTTCATCGTCACGTAGCAATTTAGGGCCAGCTTAGCCAGCTCGGCGTTCTCATAGCTCATTTTGGCAACAGGAGGATGGGTGACCTGTACCTGGCGGTAAAGGTGGAGCAGGGCCGGGGTCGTGGCCGGGTGGCTCTCCCCAACGAGGAGGAAGCCGGGCCGGAGAAAGCCCTCGATCACCTGGCCCAGGGCGATGAAAGTCGGGCTGTAGGCCAAGAGGTAATCCCGGCCACATTGGAGGCCCGTCTCGCCCTGGACGGCCTGCTCCAAAGCAGCCATCGCCCCCGGCATCAGGGTCGAGATCACAACGATCAGGGGCAGGGTTGACGCGTCCACGGGGCGAGCCGCCAGCGACCGGGTAATGGTCAGGCACACCTGCTCGACGTACTTGCCTGAGAACCGACCCGAACTCTCGCTCGGCGTGGGCACGACGACCAGAAAAGCCCGTGGATTGTAACGAGCAACCTCCTCCTCGTTCGCATAGGCTGCCACGAAAGAGTCCCCGGCTCTCTCCATGTATTCGGCCAGGTGTAGCTCTTTGACCGGTGGCCGGCCGGCGTTCACGGCAGCGATCTTCTCATTGTCCACGTCGAAGCCGACGACGTCGAACCGGCCAGAGGCTGCGATTGCCGCCGCGATGGGAGCCCCCAGCCTCCCCAGGCCAAAGACGCCGACCGTCTCCCCGATGGCTGGTGCCGGTACCTGGTTTCGTTCCGATCTCATTTGCTCACCCATTTTGTTCACTTGATTTCCCCCTCGTCAATCAATTCTAACAACCTGGTCGACAGATAGATCTGCGTGCTGTTCTGGGTAATGCCCTGGAACGCGCTCTTGAGCGCCTCCCAGTCCGGCCGTATGGTCTCCCACACCTGGCTCATTTGCTCACAGTTGGCGCAGGCTCGTCGGCCTTCTGTATTGATGGTGCGGATGGCTGCCCCAATCTCGTGGCACCGGTTCGATAGCCTCACAGCAGCGTGAAGCAGCGACTCCAGGATCGCTGCTTCGTTCTCGGTTAAGTTCCTTCCCCCTTTTGTTGTTTCACGTCCCTCGTCTCCCACTCATCTCTCTCCTCTGCCCACCCTCCATCGTTAAGGCAATCGGGGCAACCTGCCCCTGGTCAGCGGCTCGTCCGTTGGGACCAGCCGGCATCCACAGAGCCAACCACCGCAGGCCAGCTTGGAGTTCGGCAGAATGCCGTCCCACGTCGACCTCGGCTTAACCCCCGCAGCTTGCCAATATGACTTACGTTTGACCTTCCCATTGAGTTTCTTGCACGACGGACAGTGATCCTTCGCCGGATCCATCACCCACTTCAACTTGGGGTCTGCCTCGCCACTCGCCCGGCCCAGGTCCCTCGTGTCGTCGAACCGGTTAGCCCAGATATCGAGCCGTGCCTTCCGAAAGACGTCGGCAAGCCGGCCCTTGATCTCCTTGCGGTTATCGTAGACCACGTCACCCAGGTCGTGGACGAAAGAGTACTGCCGGTGGATGATCTCATAGAGTTTGTTGAACTCCGTCACCGTTCTCTCGTCCGGCTTCAGGCCCATGTCCTTCATCCCCATGTCCCAGGCCTTCGTCAGACTTTTCCTGATAGTGTCGATCATCCGGCTTGTGAACTCGATCCGGTTGATCTGGCCCCGCCAGAACATGCGAATGTGGCGACGGATGGAGCGAACGTAGAACTCGCTGTAGGCAGCCATTACCCTTCGCCCTGCTCAAAGCCTGTCACCCGGCCCGACGAGAATAGCAGGTCGTCAGGGTTCACTGTCGCGCCGACAGACCCGATTCGCACTACCTCCTCAATTTTGCCGCCCTTGATACGAGCCATGACCTCCGGGCCGATGCCTATCTCTTTAGCAATTCCATGCATGATTTGCCTCAGCAGGGGGCTGTCCCGTTCGAGTGAGGCATTCCTGAAGACGAGAGCTATCTGACCCTCTTCGTCGGCCACGATCTCAAAGTCAGCGAGATCGTTGCTCATCCGGCCTACAATCTCCCCATCTCGAACCCAGACGATGGGCTTGCCCGGCAGCAGGGCCAGCATCTCCTCGAGCGATTTACGGCTGTAGATTTGACCACTAGCCGCTGCCAGGCCCTCCCTGATCAAAAACCCTTTTGCCTTGACCTCACTCATCCAGCTTCCCCCTCTCGGCCTGCACGTCCAACCGGTCGCGCAGCCGGGCCATCTCCAGAACCAGGACGGCCATCTGCCTTTCAAGCTGCTCCTGGCCCCCGTTCCTGCCATCCCCATCTGACCCCAGCTCCAGGAGGGTGAACACCTCCTCCGGACTAACCGGGGGTGTCTCCTCCTCTTGGGGCTGACCAGCCAAGCCATCCAGCTTGGCCTGCCACTCCTCGATCTCTGTCAACGCAGCCTCGATGTCCGTCTCGCCAAACGCTTTGAGAATCTCGACAGCCATCCGGCGGGGCGTCATGACCACCAGGTTGGCGTTGCCCTGCTTCTCCAACATGTCGCCGATGGCGCTCAGCGTCGTGTTCAGGTCTCTGGTCGTTATGGGAGGCATGTCAACTTCGACGGCCTCGTTGACGTCCTTCGACAAACCGCCGTACCTCTTGGCCATCTGGATGACGAAGGCCATGTCGTCCTTGACCTCGTCCGCCCAGATCTGCTGCTGGGCCTCGAAGCCCTTCAGCATAGCCGCAGCCATGCTGGTGATCGTCGCGTACGTCCCGGCCTGGGCGTCGCCGGTCAGGTCGGGCTCGGTGATTCCGGTCCCGGCTGCGATTTGCTGTCGCAGCATCCGCCCGTCTTGATATGCTCCACTCGCCCCTGTCCGGGGTTCCCAGGGCTGCAGGTCAGACGGCTCGTTCTCGACGTAGGTGCGCCCACCCTCCCGTCGCTCCTTCCCCCCGGTCGCATACCGGTGCGACAAGTTGATGGCCCCCCAATCGGCAACGGCCCGGGCCACAGCCCGGGAGCTGCCCTTGATTTTGTGCTTAAAGGCAAAGATCGCCTGGGCCATCGTCAGGACGGCCCGATCCTCCATGAACCCCCGGTACACCTTGACCCAGGGGAGAGAGCAGAAGTGCAGGGGAACGCCCCGGTCTCCGTGCGTGTTGATCTTGAGCTGGTGCATATATTGGGCCACCTCGTCGTCCTCAACCGTTCCTTTGTCAGCGTATTTGCCCTCCTGATTGGTCCAATCGGGGATAAAGTCCACAGCCCGTTCAGCATACCGTGACTTCATGGTCGACCAGTCGAGCCGTGTCCTCTGCCACTCGCGCTGGTAATAGAGAATCGTCTCCACGTCCTCCGGATGGGCGATGATCCCATCCGAGGGAATCTCCTCGGTCGGCACCGTGCGCACGACTACGTGTCCATTGCCCTTGTTGACGAAAAATAGGAAAAAAACTTCGCCGTCAAGCTGGAGCTTCTCACTCAGCCTCCACTGCGCCGTCGCCCGGGAGATGGTTTTTCTGTTACGCGCGTCGTTCCAGAAACGTTCCAGGACTTCCGTTGCCCTGTCGTCGACGGCCCTCCAAGAAATGCCCCGGCCAAAGGTGTAGTCACGAATGAGCTGCACGGCCCGGCGGAAAATCGGGTCGCGTAAGAAATAGTAATGACTTGCTTGACGAATGTCATACAAGTCGAGGGAGCTAAGCTGCGCATCCGCAGACGACGTCGTCAGAGGCAACCAGCCCGGCTCATCCAACTCAGCCGTCTCACGCAGGGCCCGGATCGTGTCGAGCATCAGGGCCATGTCCGGGGGGTTGGCCAGGAGGCGAACCGCCTGGCCCACCGACCTGAGCCGGTTGCCCACGCTCTCTCTTATACTCATTACTCTCTCCACTCACCCCCAACTAATAGCCGATCTCTATCCTCGGAATGTCCATGTACCTGATCTCGTCGTCGAGCGCAGGCTCCGTGATGAGCGATACGATGTACCTGAGCGAATCCAGCAAGTGATACTTACTCTTGTCCTTGATCCTGTCAGTCAGGGCACCGTCCTTGTCGCGCTCCCGCTGGTAAGAGCCGATCTCGTCGAGCAGGTGCACACAGGACTTGTGAATGACCAGTTGGCCCGGCTTCATCAGCTCGTAGACCCTCAAGATGGCTGGCCAGACACCGATGTTGGGTGGGTCAAAGAGCTGGATGCCAGCGCCAGTCCAATCCGTCCTGGACTGCCGCTCGCTGGGCCCTCCCCCGGCCCAAATGCCGATGATCTCGTTCTTGCTCTCCTCCAGGATGTTCTCTACGTGCCCTCTCGTCGTCTCGCCGAAGGGAGCAAGGTACTCTCGATAGACGTGCACCTGCGCCTTGTCCGGGTCGAGGGCGACCCATACAGCCGCCGTCTCGGCCCCCAACGGGTCTACGCCCACGGCCGTGGGCCACCTCGCCGGGATCGGGAACGAGTCTACCTTGTTGACGGCCTCGACGAAGCAATCGTAGATCATCGTCCGCAGCCGGGCAACCCGGCCACGGTAGAACATGGAGAAATCGTCGCCCGGCATCGTCGCCTCGGCCTCCCGGTATTCCTGTACCGGGAACACCGGGTTGGCGATGGAGTCGAACTGGACGAGCCAGATATTGGCCGCTTCGTTGTCCGTGACCTCCACCTCGGCCCCGTTCTCCAGGACCTCGAGCTCGACAATGCCCCCGTCCTTGGCCGGGTCAATGATGGTGGTTTTGAGCCACCCCAGG